GGGCGACGCGGCGGTGCGCGTGGAGGCTACTGGCGTCAATGTGGCGGCGGTCCCCGAACCTCCGACCAACAGTGACCCAATCGGAGTAGTTACCGTGGTAACGCCGGTAATGGTATGCGTGCCGTCAGTCAGGTTCCACGAGCTACCACCGCCGCTCGAACTCGTGCCGCAAGAGAAGCCCGTGCCGCTCGTGTAGTTTAAGTGGTTGCCGCTGGTATCAACACACCCTGGCACCGACACAGCCGTTGGCGCGGCCGAGCCCGAAGTGACGTTGGCAACGACGGTGTTCGCCGCCTGTGCCGCGTGGCCGGCCAAGGTCAACCCCGTCAGGTTGGTGCCAACTCCCGAAGCGATCGTGCCAAGGATTGGCGCCACGAAGGTTTGCTGCCCACTCCACGTGTTCGCGTGCGCCAGGTTGAGTTCGAAATTCAACGATCCCGAGGTCGTCACGGGGCCGCCGGTCGGCGTGAGTGTGCCTCCCGTGCTGGTGCCATTGACGCTCGTGACGGTGCCAGAGCCACCGCCGCCGCCCGTGCCGAACGGCCCGACCACGCCGCCGCCGCTGCTTTTGCCAAAGAACCCCGCCGACGTGCTCCACATCTGGCCGTTCGCGGGCGATCCCGGCGGCGACCCTTTTGGAATAAGGATAAGACTGTCCATCGGCACGTCGGCGGCCATCGCGTTACCGGCCAGGACGCAGGCCAGGAGCCCCCACAGAAATGTTTTCATTATGCTGGTCCTACCCATAGTGGGCCATTCGCGGCGCCGTTGCCATTGATCCAAAGTTTTCCGCTGCCAGGGTCACTTGTTGGCAGTGTCGAAAAGTCGAGCGCGGCGATAACGGCCGGCGTGACTGCCGCCACGACAGAGGACCCGACTATGTGAAATGCCCCAGTGTTACTGGGGATCGCGACGGGTATTTGCAGATTCCCGGCATAACCCGTCAAAGTCGACGCGGATATTTTTGTGTCAGCCATTTACGTCATCCCCAATCAACAGTTGACGAGTCCTCGAACAGCCAATTTCCTGATGCATCTTCCATCTCCATGCTCGACACGCCGCCGCCGCCGGTTGCGCCAATTAAACCGTGTGTCGCCAGTGCCGCTTGAAGCGACAAAACGCGACTGGCCAGTTGAGAAAGCGTCACCGAACTCGTGTCGAAAACGCTGGCTTTGTCAGATGTCCCGGTCATCGCGGTCCATCCCGTGTCCCGCGCCGCGACCACCTGATCTGCGCCGACAATCAGGCTGGTATCCGTCGCCACACTGCCGCCGGAGATGTTCAGATTGCCCGAAGTGAGTGTGAGTTGCGGGCTTCCAACCAACGCGCTGCCGGTGGAGTCGATAACCACGAGTTGGTCCTGGTTCCCCGCGACTGTCGGCAACAACGAGAAGCCCGCAGCGATGGAAACGAACTCCGCGCGCATCTGAGCGGAGAGGGCGGACGAATTGGTTAGCGGCTTACCGGTTGGCGTGTAGTAGGCCATTCCCGTCTCCTACCGCACAAATCCGTAGCCGCTGAACGGGTGCGAACTGTCGCTGGAAATCACAGACACTGAGCCGATCGAAGGAGCAACGGTATATGTGGCGCCCCCTGCGATACAGGTCGTATCGCCGGACGACGTCGCGCCTGTGGCCGTGCCTATTTCGTTGATGCACAAGGCAACCGCCCCGGTGGGGTTCTGGATGAAGCCCCCGGCTGTTCTGTGCCCATTGGCGATCGCGGTGACAGCCACGCCGCCGGTCGTGACGGTTTTGACGTCCAGCGTCACGATCTGAAGTGGGCCGGGGAACGTCGTGACGTTCTGTGCCCATGCGCTGGACGCGCAAAGGACCGCCGCCAGAAAGGCGAGTGTGAGTTTCATGTGTTGGTGTCCTTGTTGCGGTCAGGGCGTCTCGGGGCCGAGAGACGGATGCAGCGTGTAGCCGCCAGCGGGTGGCTCAGTGTGTTGCCGAGCCAGCTTGTCGAGGTGCATTTCATTGAGGACATCAAACATTGGCTTCACCGCCTGCCTGACGACAGGAATAGCCCCCAGCAATTTCACAGCGGCATCTCTGCCAAGTCGATCTGATAGATACCCCATCAGGTTTGTCTGCGACCCACGCGGGGCGCCCAGCTTGATGAGGCCGGCCCGCTTCAGATCCGCATCAATGTTGATCAGAGTTCGCATGGTGCTGTCCGAGATATCCATGGATGGATCAATGCCCTTGTCACCACGAGATTTAGCCAGGGCCAGAACATCGTTATGGAACCGCTGGGGCTGCAATTCCCCGTGCATGTTCACATCTTTGCTGCGTAGTTCGTTCATGATTTCACCCGCCCTTATTTCCTGCGAGCGTTTAGCATAGGCATCGAGGGCGACCTGGAACTGATTGCCTGACGCTTCGTTCATCGCATCATCCACAAACTTTTTAGCGAGTAGAATCTCCTTATTGGAATACGCTTCCGCGCTGACCTGGTCGAACGGGTCTTTCGCTTTGGCGAGCATATATTGTAATTGGTCATGCATGCCCCAAACTGCGGCCGGGTTGGATTTCAGTTGTCCATCTGGCCCATAAAGTCTGTTCTTGAGGCTTCGTAATGTCGCGAAGACCGGGTCGTTCTCTTGGATACGCGGATCCGCGAGTTGCTCATCGAGCCATCCCTCGTATCCAGACAAATCGGCAGGTTTGCTTTTGGGGATGATGTCTTTAGACAAACTCACCCACTCATCCGTGCGCTCTTTCCGCATCGTATTCAGTGTCGTGTCCGGAATGCCTTCATTCTCAATCGCCCGCACGCGTGCCTTATTGGCCTCGGTGATTGGCTTCCCTTCCCCCGTGAAAAACCCCGCGCGGCGCTCGCGCAGCATGTTTTCAACCTGAGAGGTTGTCGGATCGCCTGTGCGCTCGGCCAGAGTGGGGTTGGATCCCTCCACGTAGATGGTGTTGTCGCCTGGGGTGGCTGGCGCCTGGATTTCATCCAGTTCCGCCCGCCGCCGATTGGCCTTCATGGTGTCGAAGTCCATCCCGATCTGGCTGGCTGGCGTGCCTTCGCGGGATGCAGCAGCGCCTGCTGCCTGAGGCTCGAATGGCCCCGTCGTCACGTCCGGTTCGCCGCCGTAAATACCTGGCAGGCGCCGCGTAGGCGCTTGCACAACCTCTGCTGGAGCCCCTCTGGCCGCTGGCTGGCCTATCTGCCCCAGTGCGCGGTCTTGTGCCGCTACGCCCGCATCATAATCTGCGACTCTGACCCCGTCTCCAGCTTTGTAAGGTAGGTTATGATTCGGATCATAGACCATGAAGACTACATCGGGACGACCACCATTGAAATTGCGATAAGTGTTGAAATCCCACCCCTCGGGTGCATAGGCGTCATTCCATGCCAACCGCGCGACCGCCTTGAATCCGTTATTCCCGTAAATTCCAGGCAATACGGTATCAAAAGCATCAAGTTTTCGCCCCCCTTCCTGGGTAGCGAGATCAAGAATTGGTGATACTACTCCCTTCGGACCATCCGGTTTGCGATACACAGAGACAATGTCATCGCCATGCAACGCGAAACCAGCGCCACGATCAGGCGTGACGAACAACCGCATCTGATTATATTCATCAGTCGGATAGACTGCGACAGAAGCGCCGAATTTGTTGCCTTGCTTACTCTCAGCGATATTCTGAGCGAACGTCTCTCCCGTACCGTCGCCGCCTATCTCGTGGAAGACGGGGATGGGGGCATCGCTGGCCGTGGACTGGTAGACGGCTCGGACCCCAGTGCTCCCGCTGCCTCCAACATCTCCAACATCTGTTCGCGTGTAACCTGGGGGTGCTGCGCCAGCATATGCGCCAGAAAGGCCTGGTTGTTCATTAACGGGTTCAAGGGACTGGCCACGATTAACACTCCTTCCGGCATCTCTTACCATATCAAAATCTGGAATGCCAGTCGCCCGACCTCCCGCCGCGTTCTCCGCCGCCATGCGGCGATACGCCTCGTTGGGATCCGTGAGGCCGTCCCTCGCCGCTACCTCACCCACGGTGACAGGCTTGTAGGGGCCGGTGCCAGTGACATCCTGGGCGGCGGCAATGGCGCTGTCTACATTGTCTGCCGTCAACACGGCCCCCACGCCTTGTCCGCGCGTCGAAAGAGGATTCGTCAGTGCGGAAAAGTCCGTGATGGTAGGGTCAAGGGCGGGAATGGCCGAGGTGGCCGGTTCAGGGGCAGCCAGGGTCTCCGCCCTGTCCGCGCGAAGGTCGCGGGCTACCTCAAGAGGCGTTTGTGGAACGCGCGCGACGGGAGGGGCAGCGGCAGCGGAAACATCCGGCGACATTGTTTTGAGAAGTGTTGTCGCGTGCGCGGTCTCGGGCGCCATCGGAAGAGTGCTCAGCAATGCCAGAGCGTCCCGGCCGCCCTTCTCCCCGAAGACCTCCATCAGCGATTGCGACAACGCCGCCATGCCGCCTCTCGCCACGCCCCCGGCCTGTCTCATGAGCCCAGTGAGAAGTGGTTGCCCCTGGATATCCGTGCCAGCGGCGGCTCCTTTCCTGAACCCTTCATCGACGGCCCCGCCAACGCGACCAAACGCGGACCCGATGGATTCGGCGCCGGGTTTCATACCCTCGGCGCCTGTGCCCGCGTAATCATCTGACGGCGCGGTGGGCTGAGGTCTTGCCCCCATCGCCACGGGTGCGCCGCCGGGGTCCGCTGGGGGTGCGTATTCTGTCGGCCCCGTGGGTTCAGTAGTAGCCTTCGTCAACGTGGCCGGCGCAAGAAATCCCACTATCTCGGGATCTTTGTAGCCTTCCTTCCGCGCTCCATTGAGATCGAAGCCGGTTTGTTTGGCAAGAAATGTCGCGATCTCGCCATCCGAATAACCTTCCTTGCGAGCGCCAAGCACGTCAAAGCCAGGGACAGAACCGCTCATTGCGGCGCTTGTTGTGGCATGAACGCCGCAAGAGGCTTACGCGTGGGAGTTGGACCGGTCCCGCCATACATCTGTTGCGGCGTCATATATCCCGGAGGAGTGGTGTCCTTGGACACTGAGGTGTCCCGAGGCGGGATATCGGATGATGTGGACGATCTGTTTCCACTAAGAGCCTTAATCGTCTCGGGCGCTAGTTTTGTCTCGAATGCGAACGGCCCAGTTTTGAAGCCAGTAGCATCCTCGTATTGATCTTTAAGCCCCTTAACCTGCCCCACCATCAACGCTCGGAACGCATTTGTAATCCCCACCAATTGATCAGGAGAGTTGGCACGATCCAACGCTTTCATAATCCGGTCACGATCCGACGATGCTCCAATCCCCCCGGCTACAGCCTTTTCTATTTCAGTCCCAACAATTTGTTTTATCCCGTCAAAGGTAGTTGGTTCTGGAGAACCAAACTGTTGCATAAATACATTCTTGAGAGAATTCAAGGCTTGCACGTCATTATTCTTCAGAGCGTTGGCGGCTTGGTCAAGAACGTCCAAATGCTGCACGCCGACGTTGATTGAACGAGTGATATCCCCTTGTTTTCCTGAACCAAAGGCACTCATGGCCTTATTGACTTCTGGATATCTTGATTCCTGATAATCAGGATTAAACTCTATAACTTGCCCCATTGTCTCCGGTCCGCCGGGTTTGACCAGAGCATAAGCACTCAACGGAGCGAGTTGATAACTCGCGATAGCTTTAGCCATGGCCGTGCGCGATTCTGGACTAGTCATTGTCCCTTTCGCTATTGCCAGCCTGTTTTCAATCTCGGCGGCCTGCATGCCAGGAGAAGCGTTTTTGAATTTATCATCCTTCAGCACATCTTGCGCTATGGCATATTTGATAGCGGCATCTGAACCAGCCAAGGGTGCGCCAGTAACTTTTGATATAAGTTGATCGCGCAACGTTGAAGATAGTCCGCCTGCCGGCGCGGCCATCCCTGCCGACGTCGTATTAGACGGCACAGTCGTGCTTGCCGCGTCCGATGATGATGGATTGAGTGTACTGGTTGTATCTTCATACCCTGAAGTCGAAACCGCGCCAGAAGAGGGGGCCGGGGTGCTTGTTCCTCTCCACCCAGGATATAAATTATCCAACATTTTTTCTTCAGGAGTCCTTGCAACATCCTGAAGTCTGGCGGTTTCTCGAAGTTTGGCTATTTCAGCGGCCACGTTAATTGCTGACGTTTGGGCGGCAGCACCACTCTTTAGGTTCTTCATCTCAGGCGTAGAAGCCGCTTCTTGTTGCTGGGCGACCAGTCTCGCCAGGTCTTGCGCGGCCGCCGTTTTCATCTTCTCCAGATCGACGGTTGCCTGCCGGTTAAGCACATTCTCGCCGGCCGTAAACTGCTGCTGCCCCTGCTGCAGCGTGTTCAACGTGTCCGCGCGCTGGAGTTCCTTGATCCCCGCGCCGGCCGTGTCCGCGATGGCGCCGCCGAGATCGTGAAATGCGTTCATCAGTGACATCAAATCACTCCAAACCGGCTCGCCAACTGATTCGCGATCGAACTGCGCCGCGCGATCTCGTTGGCCGTGTCTTTCGGTCGCTCGTAGTGCTGCGATATCGCCGCCGCGCGTGCCATCGGATCATCCGGCGCGGCCTGGATCATTTTCCAAGCGGACGCTTCAGGCCCAGACAACTCGTGCATGATAAAGTCGAGGTTTTCATCCAGGGTGCCATGTTCCGGCGCGTGTCCGAATTTCTGCACATACCCTGCCAACCGATCGCCATTCCATTGTAGGAGCCCATGCGAGGCACCCGCATCTCCCGCGCCAGTTTGCGGGTTGGCGCCCGACTCTTTCACCGCGTTCGCCGCGAAACCGATAGCGTCAGCCGGCTTCATACCGCGCGCCACAAGGCCTTCGACAACCAACTTGGCGCGTGCGGCTGTGGCGTCATCGACCGACCCGGAATTGCGGCCAGCGGTAGGTTCGGGTTGGGCGGCGGTGGGCGCTGCGGGCGTCGGCTCCGTTGGCGCCTCGGGAGCCACTGGACGGTTCAGCAATGGCCCTCGATCCCAGTTGGGTAGATCGGCCAAGGTCTTCGTGGCGTAGGTGTTGAGAGCACCGCCAGCGGCACCGAAGGCGCTGAGAAGGCTCACTGCCCTTTGGCTCCCGCGATGAAATCACCCGTGTCTTTTTCGAGGAAACCGTGCATCGCGTTATAGCGCGACTCGGCGTCATCCTGATTGTCATATGACGGGAACTTGTCCAGGCCAGTCTTTCTCGCGGCATCGATCGCGTCGGGTGGTTCGAGGATTTTGCCATTCCATACAGTGGGGATGTTGTAGATTTTCCCATCGTCGTTCTGAAACGACATCTGATACAGGCTGGAAATAGCCCCCTCGGGATGGACGACTTTACCAGGACCGTTCAAGTTCTGGAGGTGGGTGTTGTAGAGGAACTTTTCCTGCGGAGTCAGGCTCATGGCGGCGTCTGCTTCAGCCATGTGATTGGCGCGCGGCCCCGCCTGGATGCGGTCGAGACCCGTTAAGTCGGGTGATCCCTGCCGCTGGCTCTCAATCCATTGGTCGATCATGTCCTTGACAGGAGCCGGTGCCGAGATGGGCGCATTGAGGAGCGATGCCATCACGCTTGCGGCATTCCCAGGAGTGGTCCGCCAGCCGCCGGAGCGGCGGGAGCGCCAGGCGGCACATCGGTATGCGATGCAATCCCCGCCTTGAGGTTCACCTTGTGCATAGCCGCCGGGTCTTTCGTGATCGCATGCACACGCTGCGTCATCTGCGCCAACACTTGCGGCGTGATCTTCAACATCTTCATCAGGAAGTTCGTCCAGATATGCGTGGCCTGAACAAGTTCCGGGTTGCCGATCTTCATGACCCCGGTGCGGTCCAGGAAATCCAGCGCGCCGAGCATCAGGGTGAACGATGCCGGGACCATTGCCTTCGGCGGCATCACGCCTTTCGCCTCCTTGCGGAGGATTAACACCAGAGACACAGCACCTTGCGCGGCCTCGGTGAGCGGATCCTTCGCGGCCTTCAGGGATGCGAGGATGCCGGTTGGGCCACCTTCGAGGCCGGCGTGCATTCCGGCCACGACGATTTTGAGGTAATTGGCGCGATTCTCCGGCGCCAACTGGCTTTCGATCTGATCTTCGGCGCGAGCCAACAATGGATTTTTCAGGTCGCTCACGCCGCCACGCTCCCGGTCACCGGCTGCACCAGAGGCCTATTGATCAACCCCAATTGCGGTGTTGCTGAAATCCCCGGCGGCGTCGTGCCGGGAGGCGTAAGCGGAGCCGGAGCACCTGTGACCGGAGGCAGCGCGGTCGCCTTCGGTTGACTGAGATTTGCCACCTGAAGGTTTGTCAGTCCCGCTTGCGCGTTATTGTTAGCGGCGTTGGCGTTGTACGCGTTAACCTGGGCAGGGGAGAGCGTGTCGGTCAGGCCTTTCAGGAACGAGCCGCCGGTCTGCAACAGGCCGAGGCTGACCTGGGGCTGCTTGGCCCAATCGAGGAGGTCACCGAGAATACCTTTACTGGGGACGGCTTTGTCGAGCGTGACACCTGTCACTGTCGGCCCTTGAGGGGGTGCCAGACCGGCTGACGGGTCCGTAGGTGTGGCTGGTGCGGTAGGCGCGGGTGGCGCTGGAGGAGGCTGCTGCATAGCTTGCGTGACGGTATTGTCCAGCGGATTAGCAGTCGCCTGCGGTTGGGGATATGCTGGCCCCAAAGCTGTCTGTTGTGGCCCGTTGCCAACATCGGCGTTTGTCTGAGCGGGCAATCCCTGTGACGTCGCGCCGGCCGATATCTGATCCAATGAGGTGTCCCGGCCAAGCCCGGTGTTCTGATAGAAGCTATTGATAACGTCCTGATCTCCTGATGCCAGCGCCTGACTTGCAGCGGTCGTGGTAGCCTCTCCCGCTGGCAACGCGGCGTTGGCCCCGAACGAAGCGTCAAACGCGCCCGCGTCAACGGCCCCTCCTGTTCCGCCAGCGGTCGCGGGCGTCAAGCCTTCAGCAAACGAACCAGCACCAGCAGCCGCGCCGCCCGTCGCCGCGTCCAACGTCTCACCGGTCGCGGTGGCGCCTTGCAACGCACCTGTCGCGGTTGTCGCGGCCGATCCAAACACCCCGGCCGCCGATGCCAACCCGCCGATCGCGCCGACAATGCCAATTCCCGCACCAACCGTCGCGAGCGTCTTGTTGCCGGTGACAGCACCCACAGCCCCGATCGTCGCGCCAACCGCCGCCACGACTTCAAGGGCTACAGTCGCGCTGAACGCCGCCTCACCCGCGACAACAGCGCCAACGCCAATGCCCGCTATGACATCAGCGCCTATTGCAGCGACTACGGCGACGATGGGCATGGCTTGTCCAATCGGAAATGGATAAAGAATTCGCTCTCGCCAACCTCACGAAACCCGAACCGCCGGTTGAGCGCGTGCTGCCGGCGATCCTCTTTCGGCGTGCTCGTGGTCACGTAGCCGAACAGATCGAGCAACGGCGCGAGGTTCGCGCGGATCATGGCCATCGAGATCGTCCGGCCCGTGCCGAAACTGCTCACGTGGAATTCCGGCCCTTGGTGCATGGTCACATAGGCAAGTTCGCCGTCGATCTCGTGCGACGTGACGTTCCAGTCATTCAGCCCGCGCTCGAACTGGTCGCGAGTAATGTAGACGTGGCCGTCGAGTTCGCGGTGCAGTTCATCCCAGAGGTGGTCCACTAAATTCATCATCCTCCAGCCGCCTGAAGCGTCTGGACCACTTGCTGGACCGACATGGCGCCATTTTGCACCTGGCCGAGATAATATTGCATCCCGGCCGGATCGGGTGCGCGGTGCAAGTATGTCGCATAGGCTTGTGCGATCTGGCCTTCCGGCGACTGCCGAATGGAATTCATCAGTTGATCCACCGGGACGCCTTGGGCGATCTGTTGATTGTAATATTGCAAATCAGCAGCGGACGGTGCGCGATACAGTGCCTGCTGGAATGTGTTGGTGATCTGCTGGTTGTTGGCGAAGGTTTTGGCCTCTGGCGACTGTTGGATGGCGTTAATAGCTTGGTTGACCGTAAGCGCGCCGCTGTTAATCTGCTGATTGTAATACGCCAGGCCGGCGGCATCCGGCGCACGGCCGGTGGCCGTCTGATAAACCGACGTCAGTTGGTTCGTGTAGTCCTGGGGTGCCGGGGTATTGGTCGTCGGATTAGTCGTTGGGTTGGTAGTCGGGTTGGTGGTTGGATTCGTTGTCGGGTTGGTGACCGGCTGATTGATCAAACCCTTGTTCTGCTGGCTGGCCGCGTAAGTCTTGGCGGCATCGGACTGCGCGATCGAATTAACTTCGTTCGCCGTCGATGAACCCGATGCGATCCGGCCGAGATAATAGTTCAGATCGTCCTGAGACGGCAACTTTCCAAGATCATTATAGAACGCCGTCGTGATCGCGTTGACGTTCGCGGTATGATACGCCTGTGCATCGGCCGATTGGGCTATTGCGGCGGCTTGCGCCTGCGGCGTCGAACCGTTGGCGATCTGGCCAAGGTAGTATTGCAAATCGGCGGCGGTTGGCTGGCGGCCGAGACTTTGCTGGAACGCCTGGTTGATGGCGTTCGTGTTCTGAGCCGTGGCCGTCGCTTGGTGCTGCTGCGCTTCGGGCGAGTTCGTGATGGAGGCTTTGATCTGATCCAGCGTCTGACCGCTGGAGAGCCAACCTTGCAGATCGCTATCGGATGGCTGGCGACCGAGGATTTGCTGATAGAGACTTGTGATTGTGTTCGCGCTCGCGGTGTTCAATGCCGCCTGGTGCTGCTGCGCTTCTGGCGAATTGGTGATGCTCTGGCGGATTTGATCGAGGGTCTGCCCGCTCGCAATCAATGCGAGATCGCCCTGCAAATCGCCGGCTGACGGCTGGCGCCCGAGGGTCTGTTGGTAAAAATCTTTGATAGCCTGACTGTTCGCGGACGTGTCGCCGGCAGCGGGCTGCCCGAAGGTCAATGTCGATTGGATCGACGGATTGCCCGCGATCGAACTGAACGCCGACAAACCCGAGTTCAACGTCGCGATGGTGTTGTTCATCGCATCGGCTTGTTGCTGCGTGTTCAAGTTCGGATTGATCATGATGGCCTGGATGTTGGCCAGTGCCTGATTGTAAAGCTGCGCCGCGCCTTGTGATGTCTGCAACAGCGTCTTGTTGTCGTTCGTGAGGTTCGTGATCGCGAGTTGCGTATCCTTGTTGATCGCACCATTGGTCTGAATGTTCTGTAGCGCGGCGGCGTTCACCATACCCTGCACGGTAACGGCGTTGGCGTTGTTCAATCCCGCGACGAGCTTTTGTGTCTCGGTCTGCTGTTGCGTGACCGATAATGTCGTATCGCTCTGGATTCGCGCGATAGCCTGCGCGCTCACGTTGTTGACCGCCGCGAGCGCCGCCGTGGCGTCTGCCGAGCGCTGTTGGATTGTCTTTTGCGTGTCGGCGGACAAATCGCCCAGGTAGGTCTGCAATGCGGTCTGCGAGGATTGCACCGCCAGGGTGGTGAGGTCTTGCTTGTCCTGGACGCTGAGATTTGTGTTGGCGTTCAATTGCGCGATGATTTGCGCGGACTGTGTCGCTTTGTCCTGGATCGTCAGATTGGTATTCGCGTTGAGTTGCGCGATGATCTGCGCCGAAGCTGCCTGCTTGTCCGTGGCGGAGAGCGTCGTGCTTGACTGAATCTGGGCAATGGCCTGCGCGGAAGCGTTCGCCTTGTCGGTGTTTGTCCAGGTTGTCTGTTGCTGGATTTGCGCCAGTATCTGATTGGTCTGGTCCTGCTTGTCCTGCGCGCTCAGCGTGGTGTCGGATTGAATGCGCGCGATTGCCTGGGCAGACGTGGTCTGGATCGTCGCGACGTCTTTCGATCCCGCGATCTGCGCCAGCGTGTTTTGCAGCGTGTTCGACGCGCCGGCCGCCGCCTGCCCCGCCGTGTTCTCCGCGCCCGCGTTGAACTGTGCATTCTGTGTGCCCGTCTGCGAATTCGCCAACGAGGCCGTATTCTTCGCTGCTGCTTCGTCCGCCGCCGCCTTGTTCTGCGCCGTCACGGTGTTCGTCATCGCGGTGTTGTACGTGTTCGCATCCGCCGTGGCGATCGGTGTAGCGGCGGCCAGGACGGCGCTTTGTCCAGCCGTGATCCCCATGGTGGAATTGATGAGCCCGCGCTGATTCATTTGGTCGCGCGCGTTCGATTCCGCCTGCTGCATCAGCGGTGAGCCTTCAGCGATGATGTGCTGGATCTGATCGCTGACCGTCTGATTGGGCGCTACCGTAAACGGCGCCGCCGTATAGCCACTGGCATCGGCCTTGGTCGCGGTAGCAGTCGCCGGGTTGTATGTCGCGACTGGCGGTGCGCCGCCTCCTGGCGCGGCTGTGGGGGGCGATATGGTCGGCGGGGCAGTCGTGGATATTGGCGCGTTGAGCAGCCCCGTGGGGGCTGGCGCAGGCGCTGCCGCTGGCGCTGCCGCTGGCGCCCCGGTTACTGGCGCCAGTGGTGGTGGCGCAGCAGTAGGGGCCGTCCCCGGCGGCTGAAACAGCGGCGGGATCGAGGGGGTATTGATTCCGGGTGTCTGGGAGAGAGTGCCGCTCATGTCCCGACCAAGCCATGGGTGGTTAGAGCCGCCTGCAACGCCTTCACTCGGCTGGCGAGTTGCGGCAGCGTCACCGTAGTCGTGTCAAACACCGTCCCCGCGTCACCGACTCCAGTCATGGCCGTGTATCCGATATTCCGTGCGCCAACAACCTGATTGGCGCCGACGTGCAGACTTGCAGCCATGATACTCCCATCTGGCAGAAAACTCTGTGTCAATGTCAATGTCGCCGCGGTGTCCGCCGTCCCAGCGGGAGCCGAATACCACTCCAACGCACCCGTAATGTTATTTGTCCGCCCCAACCATGCCGGGATACTTTGTCGATAGTTGAATATCGCAGCACCTTGATCTGGCTGATACAGATTCCAGCCGATCCCCGTGACATGCAACGATGCAAACCGCCCATACAAGGTGCCCTGTGCCAGACCGGTTGGATTGCCATCGTCCGACACCGACACGATGAGCGACCCGGAATTATTCCCGCTGGGGGCAACGCTCAGATCACCAAGACTAACCGCCGCTCCTCCCAGAATAGAAACCTGCCCACCCGACTCGTCCTGGATTCCGTTGACATGCATGCTGCTGTCGAATGATGCGGTGCCGGTTATATGCATTGAACCAGCAGTGATCTTATTGGTCGCGGTGATCGTATTCCCCACGGTTAAAGTGCCCGTGAGAGATACATTCCCAGTCACACTTGCGGTGCCAACGACACTCACGTTGCCACCCGTTCCAGGCTGCAACACGATGTTACCACTGATCCCACCTGCTGATTGCGATCCGGTCTTGAGAGTGATATCTCCAGTCGTGGCCGTGCCACCCGAAGCCTGCGAACCAGACAAGATGGTGATATGACCTGATCTGGCGGACGTATTACTGTTACCAGCAGTCAGACTGATATTCCCACCTGTTCCAGCGAATACGCTCGCGTTCGACACGAAATCCAGCGTGCCAGCGATTTGCGCGGAACCGTCCACAATCAATTGATTGGCAAATTCAACGCTTCCATCTGGAAGAAAACTCTGTGTCAACGTCAATGTCGCGGCGGTGTCCGCCGTCCCAGCGGGCGCGGAATACCATTCCAGCACGCCGGTAGAAGGATTCGAGCGCGCCCGCCAAGCGGGAAGACTTTCCCGGTAGTTAAACGCGCCAATATTGATGTCTGGCTGATAAAGGTTCCATCCGACCCCGGTTCCATGAAGCGCGGCGAAGCGCCCGAGCAGAGTTCCTTGCGCCAATGCAGGCGGCGGGGCGATCAATGAGTCGGCATAAATGCTGGTATCGAACGTGGCGTTCCCCGTCACATGCAACGATGGCACCGTTAATGCACCAAACGACGGTGACGCCGTCACCGTCAAACCCGTCCCGCCGGAATTAACCACAACAAACTTATTCGCGTTCCCAGCGTAGTTCGGCAGCAACGCGAACCCAGCCGCGATAGCCGCGAACTCGGCGCGGATCGCCGCTGACAGCCCCGCTGCTGCCGTGCCTGGATTACCCGTGGGGGAATAATAACTCATACACGCATACCCCTTCTCGGCGTATAATGGTGAATGATCGAATCAACCGTATACGCAGTCATGTAGTTCGTGGCAGATGATATCGCGACCTGGATATTCTCCGCCGTCCCGACCGCTGAAACGTCAGTCGGCATCAATTGAAAGCCATCCCAGACGAACTCATCCCACGTGAAACTATCCCAGTATGCGCGTTGACTTAAATTTAGCGTGGCCGCTACCGCAAGCGGCTGTTGCACGAAATGGTTGGCATAGGCGATGTTGTAACCATATTGGATCGCGGCGTATCCTTCGCCCTGGACCTCGATAGATGCCGCTCGGAACCGCTTCAGCACGCGCGGCGATTTGATCGGATCCCATGACGTGACGAAATAGGCACTGATATCGTGGCCGTCGAAGCTGGTCCCCTTTTCCATTTGGTAGACGTATCCGTTATCATCCGTGGAGCCGAAATAGATCGCCTCGCTGCCATCGATAAGGTTGGTATCGTCCGTCACATTCACGGGATTAGGGAATTGCTGGGGTATGGCGCCAAGGTTTTGCTGATTGACGACCGTGCAATAGAGGGCGAATCCATCGTTGAAAAACAACCGGTATTGGCTTTTTTCGTGGCTCGTGATCGAAGCTGTGACCTTGCTACGCTCTCGTTGAATGAACGGCAGGATGTTTTTGGTTAGCGTGTTAGACGAGAAGTTCCCAAAACTCAAAGTAGCCCGAAGCGTAACAACCCCGAGTGTATCCAACATGCAGACATCAAACAGATTCTGCACGGTATAAGGCAATGCGCCGACACCTGTGTTGAGGGTTACGAAGTTGAACGTCGTCCGGTCAGTCCCATAGAGGATCGCTGTGTTGCTTCTCAGCAGGACCGCGAGTGTGGCCGTGCTCTGGTCGCCCGGTAGCGTCTGCATGGCATTGACGACATCCCCGGTCGCGATCTCCCACGCGCCGTCCGTCGCCAGCCATTTGAACGGAAGGCCAGGACCGCTGCCGAGAATGGAACTGCCTTGGGAAACGATCAGATAGTTTTTGTGCGCCGTGATGTGGCTCGGCACGTCAGGCGACAATCCAGTGCTGATAGGAACCAACGTATCGCCGTCGAACTCAAACGCCTTGTTGACCCCATCGCATCCATAGGCCCGACGCGTCGAAATATCCCCGCTGAAATTGGTTTTGACGAACTCGAACCGTCCGCCAGGGGCGAGCGTGATCGCGGTTTGAACGCCCGACAGCGTGATGGTGGCCGTGCTGGTCGTGTGAGCCGCGCCGGCCGTGAAATCCCCACCCGCCGGGGTGGTTATGACGAACTGGCCAACCGCCGTCCCGGTCCAGGCGCCAGACTGCCACATGACGCGCTTGATCGTGGCCGTGACCCCGCCCTGCGTAAGTACGTCGCCATCGAGTGGGACCGCCGTGCCGCCGGCCGTGAAACTGACGATGTTGTAGAGCGGAACCAGAGTCCAACCGGTATCCGACGCCTTGTAAATCGCCACGGCGGTATTCCCGACATCGGCGCGGAAGGCGAAAAGGCTATCCGCTCTGCCGAAGAAATCGGTCGTCACCCCGTCCCATGCGATCGTGTCGCCGTTCTCCCAAAGCCAGTCCCCAGAGCCATCTTCCAGTTGGAGATTGCCTTCCAGGACCGCCGGCAGGTTCATCGCCAGAACCCCGAGAATCTTACCCGAACCCGGCACGGCGCCGATCAGTGCCCGATAGACGTCAGCCGCCAATGCCTTGTAGATCGCCTTGGTCTGGGCATCGAGGAAGACGGTCAATTCCGTCGCGGTGCCAATAAGGACAGATCCCGACGTCGTGTCGTCCCACGCGATTGTGTCGCCGTTCTCCCAGAGCCAGTCCCCGGAGCCATCCTCCAACGTCACATTCCCCGCGATCGCCGGCCCAGACGTCGTCAGATCGTGCGTTTCATCGAAAATCCCCGTGACCTGTGTCACGACGACATAACCGAGGTTTGAATCCCAAACGAAATTGTCCCAGAAACTGGCGTCCCAGTTTGTCGAGTTAGTGGAGACAACAGCGATAACCGTGCCCGTGGCGCCACTCACAGCCTGCGTGACCACGTCACCGAGAGCCGGGGTATTCACGAACCCCTCGACCTGGATGATGCTGTATATGGCATCCGAGGGAGCGGCACGGCCGTCAACGCGTTCGTAGCCTGTGCAGCGGGCGTAACCGCCGCTCTGGGCGCACTCGAAGTTCAGCGCATCGATGAGGACGCCGGATTGGAGCCGCAGGCTCGGGGTCGTGAGGTCCAATCCCCCCGGCCACGTTTGGCCCATGGATGTGGACCCGCCGCCCAGTTGGACCGCTTCATACTTGACGGTCGGCAGTTGGATTTTGGCTTGGGCGTTCAACGGTCGGTCCCATTACCGGAGACCGACCGGATTGTTAGACGGTTTGCGTTGTCCTCGTCCTGAATGGCTCTGGCACCTCTAACTCGTGCTCCGCCGTCCATTCCGCCGGACGCTCGCCTCCGTAGGCAAGGTCGAGGTATGTCTCGCGGTCGAGCGGGATATTTTTGGACAGCATCCATCTAAGGACCCCGTCCTGCCCACTCAGGCGCGTTAATTCCTCCCGCAAGTTCGGTGATTGCGGCCCTGGCTGTGGGGGCATCGATCTGTCCTCCTCGGTACTGGTCCCAAACCTGATTTACCGATTGGACAAGATTAGCATTTCTCTTCTGCTCTGGCGAGAACAAACCCCGGACACCCTCCCATGTGATGGACTGCATTTGGCGGGGCAGTATCCCCGCCTGGGCGGCAGCGCGTCGGTATGCTTCGGCGTACAAGCCATACAGACCCCGGCTGCCGGTCGCGGCTGACGAAGAACCGGAAAGCCCCAACCCCGCGTCCACTACTGGATCGCCCGACCCGAGGGGGCGCATATGGCCCGCCGCGATGGCATGGGTGTCGATGGTCACATCACCATTGGGCGAGTTGGGCGAGATGATGTTGTTGTAGAAATTCCGGACCTTGTGGTTCCCGCCCATCTGCCGGGAAATATTCTCCGTGCTATCATCCTTGAGAACCTGCATGGCCTTTTCAATAGGATTGAAACTGCCCCACGCAACTGCCTGTTCGCTGCCATCCTTGTTCAAAGCGGGACCAGCGAAATCACCTTCTGGCGTGACAACCTGATAGCTTCTGGGGTTATGAGCCTCATCATAAGCCCTGATCCAAACAGCTTGTTCGAATGGATCTTTTATTTGGGCCAGCGGTACTCCGCTTTGGATATTATCAACTGCCGACTGAAGCGCCTCAGCTGCCGCCGGTTTCTTCTGCATCGCGACAAATCGATCCAGTATTGGACCCATTTCAGGCGTCGCTGACATATTTCCTTGCTGTTGCCTGATATCGAGCACTCTTTTCGCTAGATCGACGTTCTGAAACCAGTCTTTCTGTGGAGACATTGCGGCAAGAGTCGCGGCGGCCGATCGTGGCGAGATGCCGTATTGTTCCGCCATGCGGTTGGCTATGGTATTTGCCCCCTCATACCATTGCTGAGCACGGGCTCTGATTTCAGGGGGGATTGAGTCGTGGAGAGCAAGAAGATTGTCCTTCAAATGGTTGATGAATGCCTCGGAAACCGCATCAGCATCTGGCAACCCTTCGGTTCTGATATCGGGATAAGTTCTGATCAGATCGGCGTTCTTCGGGAATGCCTTGTCTGAATTCCGGCTACTTTCCAGGCCAACCATCAGGTCAGCGTTAAGATGCGGATTGTCGCTGCCAACGGCTGTCGGAACTCTGGTCGATATGCGGTCAGCGAGGCCGGGGACTTCAGCTACCGGAGCATTTAGCAACCCCTTGGGCTTCAAACCACCCTCGAAATTATACCCAAGCTGCTGGACCGCCTCGTGCATGCCCTTCAGCGTGGGAAGGTTCGTCGCGGGATCCCACATCCCTTGCGCTTCTGACTGCGCCCGCTGGCTCTCGATCCATTGATCGATGGCGTCCTTGGTCGAGGTGTAGGCCTGCGCCGGCCCGACTGACGCCGCATCCTCTGGAGCGAGGGCCTGGATCGGTGTATTCATCAGCGAAGCCATCAAAGGATCGCCCCATGGACCCGCGCAACCAACTGTTCCACGACATCCAGGCCACTCTTGGCGGCCACACCGAAACCGACGTCATCGCCGCGCTGATATCCTCGCTCGTGGTCGCGATCGGTGTTCAATGCGACGATCTGCGGCAGGCGAATTCGGTGATCAACAGCCTCCCGGCCGACATGAAGCGCGTGCTGATGGCCGAATGGCCGAAGTTGCGTCGGCATCGGACGATCGCGGAGTTGAACCATTCGATTGATGAGGCGACGCACTAGGACGGCTTCCGTCCTTGCTCGAACTCTTCGCGTCGATCCATGGCATTATGCACAAGCACACCTCCATCCAATCGAGGGCGACACCAGCAAGCAGGATCGTCCGGCTCGTGCTCGCGAAGATCGTCCAGCGGCCACACCGTGGCTGGCTTTCCATCGCCCGCGCCGAATAAACGCCAACTCATGCCAAAGCCCCCGCTCGCCGGAAACGCGGCGCATACTGCGCCTCCAACTGTGCGAACATGCCGTTGTTCTCATAGGTTCCGCGTTGCAGGACTTCGCTTGCGGAATCGTAATAACCGTATTTGATCATTGTCCGATACACGACCAGCATGTGATATCGCGTCGGCAGTCCAACGGGCGTATCGGTGTCATCGACCATGGATACCGGGGCCACGAAGTAATCGCCCGTGATGGTGTAAAGGCCATTCGACGGCGATCCCAGGTTCACGGATTTGTCTGGGCCGATCGCAACAACAGTGGGGCGCGTCTGAACAGTCCGCGAGGCGTTCATCATCCAACTATTACGCCACCGATCAAATGAAACCGATCCCATCGCGATTTCATCGGTGAAGCCCGTCGTGGTCGTGTAATTCCGGAATGACCATTCGTCCCACTCCGCGAACGTCTCCGGATCAATGCCGACCGTGCCCGCGCCTATCCCGAGAGGGCATGTGGCCTGACCGGCAAGAGGCACGAACTGCGCGCCAGCAGTCGGTGAGCCGAGAGGCGCGGTCGTGCTCAGGCGCAGGATGTTGCTTGCGCGCATCCAGTCCCACTGCTGGCAGTCCATCTGCACGTCGGTCCAGGCGTCATTGATCCACCCGACAATCCGTCCCCAACTGCCAGTCGCGCTCGCGATCGATGGCAACGCCGTGGTGACGGATTGCCGTTCACAGATGCCGCATTCGATCCCGGCCCGCTGTGCGAGTTGGAGAAAGTTCACGCCGCGCGCCGCGTCAGTTCCATCATCCACGCCCTACCACGCGGATTCTCGTCCAGCAGGACCGTCACCGACATCGCGGCCGAAGTCTGGCGCCGCATGATGTTCATCTGCGAAAAGTCGGCCTCCGCGTGATCCTGAACGTGCGTGATCCGGGTTCGTTTTGACCCCAGCATGAGAGCCAGGTATTTCCGCTTGATGACCAATTGCGTGTTCACCGGCAGATGTCCGAATGGAACCCACTGATCCTTGATAAGCACCTCGACGCCAGTGCCGTTCACCTGGATCGGGCCAACGGTTCGCGGAGCGTTTTCCTCCTGACCTTCCTCGATCCAGATCGTGACTGGTTCTTCGGCAAACTTGAGCCGTTCCAGGTAGTCTTTGTCCTCAATCGTCTCAACCGCGATGACGTCTGGTCGAATCACCGTCCCAATGGGCGGCAACTGGTCAATCGGTTCGTTCGCGCTGTTCAGTTCTCGGCCTTGTGGCATGAATACGCTCCTCGTGGGGAGGTTGGGTGGCTTGTGTCGGCGGCGGGTCATTGGTAGGGAGATGGGTGTCGCGGCTAGAGGCCGCGCACAGGAAAACAGACCACGGTGTGGCTTCCTGTCTCGGTTAGGCGTTACGCGCGGCCATAAGCCTAACCCGCGACACCTTCATCAAGCGATCTGCGGCCGCGCCGGCAACGTCGAGCAGTTCTGGAACGTCGTGGCGCTAACCCCGCTCGCCGTCCATGACCCCGTTCCGGGGATCCAGGCGGCCGCTGACGGCGCTGTCCGCACGACGGTATACGCCATAGGGCAAAAGTCGTCTGGCAACGAGGGGAACTGCGGAGCGTTCAGGAAACCGCCAACCGTGGTCGTGACGCCAACCAGTGTCGCGAGGATTGGCCCTTGGCACATTTTGATCGCGCCGGCTTTATTCGTGCCGAACACAATCGCGCAACATTGGTTAGGTTGCAGTGCGTTGAACGCGACGCCAGTATTCGCGTCCGTCGTTGGTGTCGCGGTAGCAGTCTGCGCGACGAGCGGCGTGATCCACTCGCCGTTGATAATGCCGGCCGTGGTGACGGTGGTCGTATAAGTGCTTGTCGTTCCGGCGACGAAAGCCGCGTTCGCGAAACTCCGGGTGTCCGGAGAGGGGACAGGAAGTACCATGTTGTTGTTCCTTAAACGAGAACAGAGGGATCGAAGGGGCCGCCGCCATTGAAGTAGACGACGCCGGCCGTATCGAGATGTGTCGTATTGCCCGTGAAAGTGCTGGCGTAATTGATGAGAAAGCCTCCCACCAGCACCTTATTCAACGGGAATGGCGGCCAGACCATGTTCGCCCAAGAGGTGCCTTGGGTGCCCATGGCTACCGTCACGACAGCAGAGGAATCCGCGAAGAAGCAAAACACGTTGAACCGCGTGGCCGTGACATTCAGACCCGTCAACACCGGCATCGTAGTGCCGGCGGCAATAGTGATCGTCACTCCCTTTGCCATTGCGTAGAAGTCTGCCGCGCCGATTTTCGCCGTCACGGAACCAGCATCCAGCGTCAGGCCGGCCGTATTGATGACCTGCGTCGAATACCGATCACCAATAGGCACCAGGACGGAGCGAATGGCATTACGCCACCCCCCCTCCGTGATTGCCGCCAGAAAGTGCGTGATTGTGTCGATCATGGAAGGTCTCCTTTACAGAGCCTTCC